CTTTTTCCACGCCCTGTCCCAGAGAATCCGCATTTTGCCCTTTTGAGAGCCCCACCACCATTTGTCGAATTGATCACGACTACGGTGGAGGAGCTTTGGGAAGCTAACGCGAATGTGGAATTGAAAGGGGTGTTTTACTGTTTTTTGTCTTTTGCTGGGCTGTTCGTCCCACCGCATGCGAGCTCGCGTACATTGAACATAGTACGCTTGCTTCTTGTCACACGGGCTACACAGATCCCTTTTTTCGCACTTCGTGTACCCTCCTAAGACAACGGAGTCGTCTTGTTGCTCGCGATCGTGGTCCAGATGCTCCGGACGAGAGATACAATCGAGCTCGCGTTTCAGCAAGCCCGAATGTGCCAACTCGACGGGAGTCAAATGTGCACCACGACCACGGGTCCAACTAGCATGACCCCTTGTGGCGACCTTTTTGTGCCACGTCAGCAGGAAGGCTTCAAGCACCCTTCTTCTTTTTCCAAACCAGCCCCATGTCAGCGACGCCATTTTTGAGCTTAGCGAAGCAGGGCCACCACACTCACTTGTAATGCATGATGACCTGATGACCGGAACGACCTTAACCCCACGAACTGTACGCGCGGAGAAGAAAGCCGAATTAATGGAGAAAAACCTGTAGTGCACAAGCGTTTTGCCGCGAGAGAGCTTGAGACCGCTGGCTTGAACTAGCCGGGCGTATGTCTCGAATTCCTCACGCGTAACTCTGAATGCAGCGTCATCCCCATTGATCTTGAGGGGGATTGTATTGGCGCGCTGCCATCCAAGCGAGTGAACTAGAGTAAAGATATTAACGATGCAGAGAAGAGGAAAAGAAAGAACGTTGCCCATGAGCTGCCCGTTCAGCTGCTCCGAGAAGTGCGAGACCCCAGTGCGCGGGTCCTCATACATCAACTGTCCCGTGAGGGACTTAAGAGCGGCCGATTTGATTCCGGCAGGCACATGGTGGGCGTTGAAAAGCAAAAGTCTGAGAGTTTCGTGGGAGATGGCGGACTGGAAGTTGTCAGTGGCGGACTCAAAGTCACTGGACACGAAAACTTCCCCCGGGCGCGTCTTGAAATCCGCCAGTGCGGACACCTTCGCATCACCGCGTAAGAGCCAATGTTTCGAGCTCAAATGCGAATAGATGAGAAGGTGGAGAGGCAGCAGAACCGATTGGTACAAAGACGCAACAGTGACAATGCGAATTTTCCCATTTCGTTCCACCAGCTTGACTCTCCTCAGTCCGGGGATAACGACGCCTGACATGCAAAGTTCGACAAACGATGCATAGTCCAAAACCTCCTGCGAAGCCGCCAACACGCCACCGTCACCTCGCGACATCTCGAGACACGAAGACCTGCCGATCATGCAGGTACGTGCGATCCGAGCGTAGTTCTTGTCCCACCCTTTCGGGAACATGGAGGGCAAGTACGTACGCAGGGTTCTGATGAAGCTTGGGTCAGGGGAC